TACACTTAGAGTCAGAGGACTGGCGACCTTTCGGTGCAAGCTGGGATATGGGAGCGTTAGAGAAAGATACAAGTCCAGTAGCAAAAACACATTATGATTTGTCAACATCAACAGGAGCGTAAGGGTCGTTCGTAAGGAGAAATAAATGGACTTAACAATCAAAGACATTCCTACACAAGCAATGGCAGATATATTAATAGGCCAGGCAAAAATTATCATTGATAACTATCATGATAATCTTGCAGCTACTCCAACGAAAGTAGCATCAGACAAAGCAAAAGTAGATAAGGATGCTTTTAGAACAGATAATGGTCTTGAAAAGAAATTTACTGTTTAACAATGTTAAAAAGGAGAGTATATGAAAAAAGCAAACTTTAATGTGAGTTTTATAGGAACCGATAAGAAACCAGTAACAGAGATTCCAGGAATAGACCCACCAACAATGGGTAATGTCTTAGCGAACATTATACTCGGTTCTAGAGGAAGAACAGATGCTGTACGTATGTATAATCTAGCATTTAACATAGCAAATTCTACCAAAGAAATGGATTTTGAAGACTCTGACTGGACAGCTATTAAAACAATGATACCAAAAAGTAGTTATGCTACACTTATTACAGGTCAGTTACTTAAAGTAATAGAAGAAGCAGAAAAGAATGTAGGTAAATAATGTCAGTTCCACAAACCATAGTTTTAACTAGCATAGTAGGAACATTACTAGCTACTGTTAGCTTTGTACTTGGAAACATTAGAACAGAAGCTAAAAAACGTGGTAGGATATATGAGAGAATTGATGAGCACAAAGAACACTGTACTAACACCTTTGTAACAAAAGAAGTTTGTAACATATTACATCAAGAAATCAAAGAAGACATGAAGGAAATAAAAACGGATGTTAAAAAACTTCTTACAAAAAATGGAATATCATGATTGGACTAACAGAAGTGCAAAGTCACAGAATACTAGAACGAATACAACAACGAGCTTTACTTGTAGACATAATAAGGAGGTCTACAGACTTACTTAAAGAAATGGAAGACAACGATTTTAAGGACATAAGCGGAATGTTGACAGGAAATAAAAAGGAGGTATAAAATGGAAGGATTATTGACCAAAATTAACAACTGGTTACAAGGTAAAAAGACTTACATAATTGTTGGGTTGGTAATCGTAGGTGTTATACTTACGGTAATAGGTATAGTAATACCGCCAGCAATATGGATAGTTCTTGGTGCTTTAGGACTCGGTGCAATTAGAAGTGCTGTTGAAAAAATTTCTGCTGTTGTTAAGGAGCTATTGAACAAAAAATGAGTGAACATTTCTCAGCTAAAAAACTGTTCGATTTTAGCCCTATAGGATTCTATAAGGTTATAGGATTGGCTATTAAAGTCGGTGTTATTCTTCTTATAGTCTTAGGAATCCTATGGGTTAAGAATCTTTTATTTCCTCGTCAGTCTGCTGTAAAGGATATTCATGTAGAGAGTGGTGGTAAAGTGATTATTAACGAAACTAAAAGAAGAATGGAATTCTTTGGTGGATTATATGGTGATACTAACAGAGAAGGTGACAACAGAGTTGGAGCCTTTGGTGGTATAAAGTTCTGAGGTGAAATATGGCATACACTTTTAAAGATTTACAAGATGAAGTAAAACGTAGAGCTACCATGAACCAAAGTGGTACTACGTTTGATACAGCAATTAAAAATATCATCAATACTGCTTTATTTAGGACAAACAGAGAAGCACCTTGGAGAACCATGAGGCGTAAGACTTTCTTTACAACTAAGACATCTTACAGTACTGGAACTGGAGCTGTAAGTGTTACTAACAACTCTACATCTGTATCTGTAACAGGGGCTACACTACTAACAGATGGAATAGTAATAGGTAGGTTTGTAAAACTTGGAGGTTCTTCACAGTTCTTTATTATTAGAACAATAACCAGTGAAACAGCTTTTACAATAGATAGAGTATATGATGGAACTACAAGTACTACACAAACATATGAGATACTACCACAAGAAGAGTATAACCTCCCTGTACAAGCTGGTCACCGTATGTTTATGTGGCATAGGGATTTCGGATATCCGTTTAAAATGGTATATGTTCCAGACCAGGAATTCTTTGAAAGTGGAGTTGATGTAACTGAGAAAAATACTCCTACTCACTACCGTATGTGGGGAGAGGACATGGTTATCGAGCAGTTAAGAGCAGCATCGGTGATAACCGTTGTGTCAAGTAATGCTAATGATACTAACATTGGCGTTACTGTGTTCGGTACTGTATCGGGATATCCTGACTTTGAGGTAGTTACCACTGATGCTAGTAATGGAACGACGCCAGTTAGTGGTTCTAAGAGTTTCTCCTCTGTGGAACGTGTTGTTAAAAACTCTACGTCCGTAGGACGTATTACCGCAACTGCTAACAGTACTAACACTACTGTAGCTGTATTACCAGTAGGAGATACTACAGCTGGTATATTATATAGGAAGGTACAGTTTTACCCATTACCAACAAGGGCTTTTGATACAAATGTACAATACTACAAGGACCCTTATAGGTTAGTAAATGATGGTGATGTACACGAACTTGGTCAAGACTTTGATGAAGCTATTATACTACTGGCTACGTCTAAAGTTAAAGGTGAAACCGAAATTAAAACAGGTACACAAACATTCTTTAGTTTCTGGCAAGATGAAGTTAAATCATTACGTAGAACAAACATGGATAAAATAGATTGGTTCCCAAGACTTAAACGTCCAAAAGAAAGTCGTATAGCTGGTGCTAGGTTACATCCTAACTTAATGTTTAGACAAGTAGGTCCAAACTTTGGTCCTTCACATAGGAGATAACAATGGCAGGTATTGATTTTACAACTCGTTCTGTTCCAGTTGGTGATTTAAAGCTTAATGGAGGACTGAATTCTACTGCTGGTCCGTTAGGGTTACAAGAAAATGAGAGTTCTGATTTACAGAACATAGACTTTGATAGATTTGGTTCTATATTAAAACGTAGTGGATATACAGCTTTAAATACTTCAGCAATAGGTGGTACTCCACAAGGAGATGGTTTACATTGGTACGAATTTGATAGTAGTGGAACACTTACTAGGTTTGCTGTTAAGGTAGCTGGTGGTGCTTTATTTAAAATGGATGGTTTAGATGGAACATGGGATGATATAACTGGTGGACTTACTATAACAGCTACTAATCATGTTGACTTTCAAAACTTTCTTAATGAAGTTTATATGACTAACGGAGAAGATGTTCCTTTTAAGTGGACTGGTAGTGGAAATGGAGCGGTAATGACTGTTCCTACTGGACTTACGAAAGCTAAGTATGTAACTGAGTTTAATAACTACTTATTCTTAGCTAATGTTACTGTATCAGGTACAGCTCATCCTTCACGTATTTATTGGTCAAATCTAAAAGATACTGGAACTTGGGGAGCTAATAATTTTATAGAAGTAGCCAAGAACGATGGACAAGAGATAACAAGAATCATGGTTTTAGGTGACAGACTTGTAGTGTATAAAAGTCGTTCTATATATAATGTGTTTTTTACAGGTGATAGAGATGTACCTTTTGTATTACCTGGAGGAGGAAAATCAAATAGTCAGGTAGGTTGTGTAGCTTCATTTAGTGTACAAGAAGTAGACAATGGACATGTGTTTTTATCTTACGATGGATTATACTTTTACGATGGGTTAAACTCTTTTAAGATTAGTGAAAGAATTAGTGAGACACTACTAACAGACATGAATACACTAAAATTTTCACAAGCTGTATCCATAAATCAACGTAGTAAAAACCGTTATATGGTAGCACTTACTTCATCTGGACAATCAACTAATGATAGAGTTGTTATATGGGATTATTCAAATAATGCTTTTAGTCTTTATGTAGGTTTAGCACCTTCAGCTATGGCTATGTTTTACGTTGATGGAACAGATGAAAGACCATACTTTAGTGATTACGGTGGTTTTACATATAGAGCTGATAATGGATTAGATGATTACCCTGCTAATTCTCAAACTGCTATAAGTGCTTACTATTATACAAACTGGAAACACTATGGAGATTTGGTAAACCAAAAAGGTGTTCCACAGATTTATATATACCATGAAATAGCAAATACTACATTATCTTTTGCATACTCTTATGACTTTGACAATGATGACCAATATACACAGTCTTTTAGCTTAGCAACAAGTTCTGATGTATATGGAACAGGAGTCTACGGTAC